TCTTTACCCTGTTGTTCTTGATAAGACTCAAACAAGTTTCGATCTTGTATGTCCATCTTTATAGCAGAGTTATCTGTAATCTGAGTATCAGAAGGAGCGTCTAGATTATACATACCGGTCTCATCTATAGAAGGAGTGGCTCTTTCTATAGCGATTGCTTGGAGATCATCTAAATAGGTTTCTATTGGTACATCTTTATCAATTCTACCCCCAGCCCCTCTAAAAGCTAAATTAGGTCTGTTAGCAGGTACATTTACTTGTTGTTGTCTTATTTCTACTTCACCTGTAGGACTACCGAATGCTACATCCCTCGTAACAGGTTGTCCTAATGGAGCAGATATTTCTTGTAATTCGCCAGGCTCATTTCTTATATCTGCGCTATTTATAGCAGCTATAACCTTACCTATTTCATTTAAAAACTGCATTATGGTCCTGTCTTGGGCTTGAACTTCTCCGTACAAGTCTTTAACTTCACCGGGTGTCTTTTTAGAATCTTTATCTACTGCAGCATACCTAACACTCAAAGCATCTTCAGCCCTAGCCGCAAGATCTTCTAGTTCTTGTAGAGTCATTTCTTGCATAGTATTAGCTTCAATATTTTGTATTAAAGGCACAATATATGCAGGGTTCATACCAGCAGTTAAAGGTGTGGGCCCTGCTTCGTACACTAAATCTTTTAAAGGAACGTTTACTTTTGCAAATCTATCGTTTGTAAAAAAACCACTAGCTAGTCTTGGAAGACCAAACTGCTGTCGTAGATACGCTACCTGTTGAGCGAACTCGCCCTCAAATTTTTTAGGCATTGTAATTCTAAGAATACTTGCCCCAGGCCCATCTGGTTGAGAGATGATGTCATCAAGAGCGGCTCCTAGTTCTATGTCGCTTTTCTTTTTGCCCCCTGTCATAGTGAAGACTGCATCTTCTTTTACACCTAACGGGTAGTACTCAAGCTTAAAGTTGTTTTCTTGCAGTATGTCTATTGCATCTAATAAAGATGCGACTCTCTGTGCGGCTTGGTTCGTGTACTCTTCAGGTTGTCTACGTTGTTTTATTTTAGATAAAGTAGAAATACCCTCCAGTAAAACTGACATATCTATATTGATTGGGGTTCTACTCTTAGCTTCTGGGTTTAAGTTTTGTAATTTAAAATGTATTGGGGTCTTATAAGTACCAGACCTAGTTCTTGCGTGCGCTTGATCTAATCTTATCTGAAGATCTGCACGTATGTTTCTAAGGGTATCAACATTTTCTCTAGTAATCTCTCTAAACTGTTCTGGGTCAGGCTTCATCCTTACTATTACATATCTTCTACTGGTATCTTGTGTAGGTTCCTCTACTTCTTGCTCTACTTCTTGCTCTACTTCTTGTTCCCCTTCTGCTTCTAATCTACGCGCTTCATCTTGAGCTTCAAAAGAAGCTTCCTGGTCTGCTAGTGGTGTAGCATTACTATCAATTAACTCAACAATATCATCTACAGTGTATGTTTTTTGGCCTTGTGGTCCTGCGTTATCTTCTCTTAAGTAACCCGCATCTACAGCGGCTTCTATCAACTGGTCAACCCCCATACCACCAGTTTTTGTATAACTAAAAGTGCCTTTATCTAATCTGTCTCTTAGTTCAGCAACTCCTACCGCTTTAGGATCAAGTTTGTTGTTTCTAAGAAAAGTTTTAAACGGTACATTTTTCTTAGCGGGTTTAGCTTTAGGTTTAGTTTTAGTAACTACTGGTCTTTCAGGTGCTACAAAAGGTTGATTATTAGCTGTTGCTGTTCTTAAATCTCTTAGATCTCTTACATCTACAAATCTTAAGAACCCTGTTTCGCTAGTTTCTTCTCTTTCTATCTTGGCTTTATCTCTAAAAGTTTGTACTGCTCTTTTAGATAAAAAAGGTTTTTGGCTTTCAAATTCAGCCCTTAGAGTAGGATGTATAAATGTATTTAATCCAGCAATAGAACGCCCATCTGCTTTAGGATCACCTTTTGATATTTCAAACCCTTTGTCTGTCTTTGGATCTACAAATGGATTCTGTACAGTACCCGAACCTTTTTTAGCCATAACGACTGGGTCTTGTTCTTTTATAGGAGCTTTAGCTTCTCTTTGTGCGGCTCTAAAATCAGCAAGTTGTTTTATATAAGCTTTGTCTTTCCTGCCTTTTTTAAAGTCTTTTGGGTTTGGTCTTTCTAACTCAACATTGGTTCTACTTAAAACTTCACTAACTCCTATCAAAGGCACGTTAGTAACTTCTCTGCTACCAAACTCATCTCTAGCTATACTGCTTTCGATAGAATCCGATTGTTGTAGTTGTGCTCCTTCTTCGACTATCTCTTGTAACACCCCATCTAACTCAAAAGCTATACGTTCAAGACCCCCAGAGTTCATTCTTTGTAAGAAAGCCCTATCGTCTGCGTTAAGTGGGCCAGCGTTTTTTTCTGCGTTTATTAACTCACCATATATTTCTGAATACCTAGCTCTTGTATTTGATCCCGGTTTGCCTACTGCATCTAATGTTTTTGTAGCTGCTGGTTTTACGCCCGCTTTTCTTGCGGCATCTGCCCTAGCATATTTAGCTTTTATTTCCTCTCCTGCTTTCTTTTTTTCTGTTGTGCCTAATGACCTTAAAGCCTCGGGAGTATTTTTAAGCTCTGACCGAGCTACTTCTAGGTTAGCTTGTTTTAGTTCTTGCACTTGCTGTTCAGTAAAAACAAGAGTTCGCCCTACTCCTTTAGTTAAATAATTTATTGTGCTTTCTAAAGCTTTTATGTTTGCTCTCAATTCTTGGTCAAAAGCTTGATCTTCTATTACTTTGTTCTTTCTTTCTGTTTCATTTTCTATTTGCTCATAGGCTTCAAAAGTTTCTTCAGAAGATAGTTCTTCAAGTCTTTGCTTTGCACGATCTAATTCGCCTTGTAATTGTTCAACTGACGCAACATTTAATTGCCCTTCAGTAGTAGTTTGCGTAGTTTGTCGCCCACTTAATAAAAGCTTTCGTGTCTGGTCTATGAAGAAAACAAGATCACTAAAGTTAATTGGTAGTTTGTAAACGTCTTTAAGATAAGCATCAAACTGCGCTCTCTGGGTTGGGGGCACTTTGTTCTTTCTTATGTCAATGTTGGCTGCTGTTACATCTAGGTTTTGAGTCCCTCTGTCCCCTTCTACTCCAGCATCATCGTCACTGGTTCCCATCTCAGACATATCGCTTGTTTCGAAAGCCTCTTTGGTAGCTTTTAATACATCAGCATCTTTTGGCAGTCCTTCTTGTCTAAACTTTCTGTGTTGTGCCAAACTTTGAGTTTCTACTGTGTACCTCTTTGGGTCCATGGCCGCTCTTATTTTGTTCATGGCTGCTTGCGCAGCTTCTGCATCGCCTTTTACATCTTCTCTAGCAGATTGGTACTTAACAAACTCACCTTTTTCGTTATCAAAAAGACCAACTACTATGTCATCTCTAGGGTCTCTGCCTCTGCTAAAGCCAAGTTCTTTTGCTAAGAATCCTTCTAAAATCCCAGTGTCATACTTATAACCACTGTCCATGATATTTGCTAGCCTGCCAGCAGCACGTTGATCAGTTGTAAAGAAAACCCCTGTGGGTGTAGAAACGCTAAACAACTCATTCTCACCAAACATAGCTTCTACTTTGTCTTGTATCTTTGCAAACTCTCCTTTCGCCTCTATGGGAACAAATACACTTCTTGCTCCAGAGTTTTCGTTTTTAATAAAATCAAACTGAGTTTCTAAGGCCCCAGCGCGTTCACCCATAACTGCGCCTATAGATGCTTGGAACTCTCTATCTGAAAAAATACGCATCATCTCACGTTCAGCGGCACCCCTTTGCGAAAGGTTTCTAGCTTTGTTTATAACAGCAGTACCTGCACCTAGACCACCACCAACACCTAAACCCCCCATAACACCTGCAAACAAGGCGTTTACCCTATCTACTTTTGCTTGGGCTTTCGTGTAAGTGTCGTCTATCCTGAACTTCTGTTGCACGGACAGCTCTTCTTGTAGCAGTTCAGCAAGGCCTTCAGAAGCAGATGTAACCGCACTTATTGAAGCAAAGTCTTTAAACATGCTGCCTGGAGGTAAAGGATCAAACTTAAATGGGTCTGTCGCCCCAGCTTTTTTAACCCTGCCTGGTCTTTTAAAAGCCCTAAAAGTAGTTACAGCAGTTAAAGCTTCAGCACCAACTCCAATAGCACCAAAAGCCGAACCCTGAAGTATAGAGTTAATAGCATCTTGTTTACTATCCATGCCTTGGTCAACATAATCACTAAATGCTATACCAGTACCCATTCTTTGTTCTTGGGTAAATGCACCTAAAACTGCACCTTGAGTAAACCTTTTGCCCCTCAAGTTAGAACGCATAACCCCGTAGATATCGTCTAAGTTACGCAGTTCTTCTTTTGAAAATTTGTGTAAAGGTTGTTTACCAGCATTGACTCTAATTTGATTTTTGTAAGATCTATTAAGTAGGTCTTCTACATCCGCTTTATCTATACCAGGTTTCCTTCGTTGTAAAGTTTTTACTCCACCTTCTACGGCTTCCCTTCGGGCCGCTGTTCCAGCAGCTGCGGCTGTTAATAACCCAGGAGTTGCAGTACCACCAGACAATATAGTACCACCGGCTACAACACCGCCTACAACAGCAGCTTCAGCCAAACTAGCAGCTAAAGAAGGTATGAATTGCCCCGTGGCTGAAACAGTATTTAGAAAAAAATCATGCACGTTACCCTCTTCTAAGGCACTAGCAAAATCTGACTCAAGCCCACGCAATGGTGCTCCTGCTTGGCCCTCAAGAAAATCTGCTTCGCGCAACCTATTACGTGCAGATACATCTTTTCCTCTAAGTGTATCTATAGCGGCTAAAAAGTTTTGATTTTGCGCCTGTATATTTCTAATACCAGAATCTATACCTGCACCGAAAGCTTCACCCAAAGTGTCTATTGGCTCTACTCTTTCTACGCTTGGTCGGGCAAGACTGCCTTGTTGTGGGTTTTTAAAATCCGCGCGGTCGCTAGTTCTTCTTGCTAAATCGCCTTCTTTTATCCTTGTGATTGAGTCTGTAGTAATAGCCACACGTTAATTCCCATCAGCCCGTTGTATGTATCTGCTTACATACTGAGCTGTTACTGCGTCATTAAATATATCGCTATACTTCTTACCAGATAGTTCTTTACCTATTTGTATCCCTCGACTATCAACTGCTATGATTGCATCGAGCACTTCTTCGCCTTGACTATTTTCTTTGTATTTAGCACGCAACCTAGCTGTTGGATCGCCAAGAGGCATATCTGAAGGGCTAGTTCCAGTGCCTGGTATTACAAAACCAAATATTTCTACACCGGGGTTAACTCCCTCACCCCTTAATAAATTAAACATAGTTGTGCCTAAAGCATTTCTAAAGTAACCATCCATAGCTAATCCGTCTGCCCCTTTAAATAACCCTAACTTGTTTGCTCGATCGTAAGCATTTAGTATATTCCTAAAGTTAACGCTGGCTTTACCTTTAAGGTTTTCAGGTTGAAACTGACCAGTATCGCTATCAGTTATATTGCCTACAAATTCTTTTAGCTCCGAGTTTAATTCTGAGACTAGGTCTTGGGCCCTATCATCGTCTAGTTGTCTAATTCTAGCGTTAGATTCAGTTATGTACTGATCTAGCCTTGCATTCATGTTTTGAGACTCTCTATCAAACGACTGTACTTGCATAGGACTTGTAGCAGCATCCCCAGTAGCTAATAATCTGTAAGCGTCTTGGAACTCAGTACTAAAATCGCCACCTGCTGTTACGGCTATAGCAGCAGCTATCTCTGCTTTACTAACATCAATTGAACTGTCGTAATCCGGGATCTTATCTAAATCTTCTGGTGAAGACACTTTGTATTTGTTAAAAGCAGAACGGGCCTTATCTAAAATGTTTTGATCTCCGCCTACTTCGACCATTAAGGCTTCGTTTTGTTTTACAAAACTAAACATAGCCTCTGGACTAGCATTTACAGGGAAAACAATTTCTGAATCTTTTAGACGGCCTCGTAAATCACCTGCTTCTGCTTCCAATTGTGTAATTCTTTCTCGTTCTTCTTTTGTATTACCATCAGTTGTTTTTAGAGGGTTACCAAGTCTTCCAGCAGATCCGTCTCCCATACTCCCACCTATGCCAGTACCAAACACGGGTTTGCTTTCTCTTTCTAACGTTGTTCTTGTCTCTTTGTTTTCTGTTAAATCACCTCTAAGTTTTTCTCTATACGCATCTAAACTATCATTAAACTCTGACCCCATTTGAATTAACATTTCAAAACCCTGCGCAGGGTCTAACTCGCCATTTTCTACTAAGCCTTCGATGACATCTACAGCTTCTGGCACACTACCGGCTGCTTCTAATTGTTCGGATATTGAAAGTGATTCGTTTTTTCTTATCCCATCTAAAGTAGCTATAGCTTGCGCTCTTTGTCCCAGTGGCTTACCTTGTGCAGTAAGTCTATGAGAATGTTTTTGCAAAATGCTATTAGCCATAGTACGAAGGCCTTCAGTGTTCGTAAACATAACAATATCTTCTGGGTTATTAGTAAACCCCATAGTCTTTGGAAAAATGCCTTGTTTAGTTTCTATATCAAAAGCAATTCCTTTGTCAGTTTCATTTATACCAACAATCTTACCTTTTTCTGTTTGGCCAGTATTTATATCTTTGTAACTAGTTGCAATAGGACTAGAATTTAAAATACCTATCAACCTGTCTTTACCACCTTCTTCTGCGAGTAATTGTTTAAAATCATCCTCGCTCATTTGTGCATACTTTGTGTTATCTTCTAGCTCCAGATATTCAACGTACGGAGCTACAGTTTCAATAACTTGTGCAGCTGTTGAATCATTTTGTGATTTAATCTGAGAACCTATTTTTTGGGCGGTAAGTATGTCTGATAAGGTTGGCATGTTAAATTAAAAATGCGGCTAATACGGAGGCTCCCATATTAGTCATTTGCGAAGCATAGTTAGCTTTAGCGCCTTTGTATGCTCCTCTTCTTTGCACTTCACCCTGGGCCGCAGTGCCTAACCCCTCTAAAGCCCTAGCATTAACGCCTTGGCCTATACCAATTAATTCTTGTAATAACGCTTGGTTTGTTGACCTTTGTTGAACCCTAGCATTATTTAAAGTGTTTGCAAAAGATAACTGCCCGCCCCTTTGCGCAGCTCGTTGCTGTTGTTGAAGTTGTGCTTGGGATAACCCCGCACCTCCATACCGTTCTAAGTTACGAGCTTGTACCCCCGCAGCTATCTCTGCTTGCTGGGGTGCAGTTTGCCTAGCCCTATCAATGAGCGTAGTATCGTCAGTCATACTCAATAATTTTTTTTCAGGATCCCTGAAGTTCCCAATATAATCGTTATAATCTTGCCGAGTTATGTCAGCAAATGCTTTATCTGGGTTTTCTACATTAGGCAACGCGCCTGCAAAGTCTTGAGTAGTTTTTAAGTTGTTATAATTACTTAATAAAGACATTGTTTATCCTATATCAATACTTCGACCAAATATTATGTCAAATGGATTATCACTAGGATTAAGTGGGTTACCACCATCTGGTTTGCCTTCTTGGGTTTTATCATATACCTTTGCCGCTCTATACTGCTGGACATTTTTACCAACTTGTTGTCCTAAAGTACCGAAAGCTTTTATGTTACCGGCGGTACGTATTTGTTTAGCTTTTGCTCTATTTAAAGTATCAGTGGTAGCTATCTTAGAAGCTGTAGATAAACCTGAAGCTGTTTGCGCTGCCATTTTGTTTGCACTTTTTATTCCCCCAACCTGATCACTTCTTGAGCCTAATAGTCCTTGAGCTGTACCTTGGAGTTGTTGCGCACTAGCAGCAGAAGCTAAATCGGCTTGGGTATCTACTGCACTTACTGCTCTTCTGTTTGGATTCTCAGTAAGGGCTTGCATCGTATCAGCTTGGGCTCTGCCCTCACCTTGAGAGATTAAAGTATCTTCTTCAGTAAAAGACCTATCTACCAATGTTTTTAATTTAGGTAAATAGTTTTCTCTAAAAAACGCTTTGTCTTGCATGGCTACAGCAGCATTTACCTTTTCAGCTTCGCTAGCTTTGTAGTCTGACTTTTTAGGCTTACTCACTTTTAACTGTTCTCCTATATATCCTTGTATCAGTATGCCAGCCTTTTGCTATTGCATACGGTTCCAATTCAGGTACATGAGATTGTGCTTCTATATACTTACAATCGGATTTCCTAGCTAGGTCTTCAATCCAATCTTGGTGAGCTAACCACTCATGCCCGCCTTTTTTATAAGTATACGCTATCCACATATACAATGTCTTGTCTTTTGTGTACCTATCTATATCTATAGTAAGTACTAAAAACCCGATTGGTGAGGTAAATAAAAACGCTCTTTCATCTACGCAATCACTATAAACATCTTCGGGAATAAAGGTTAGACTTGGGTTGTCTGCTAATATACTTTCGATACCAGGTCTAACAATGTTCCACGTGGAACGTATGTCACTAAGCACTGGTTCAATAAAGTCATTAGTAGTCGATCTCCCTTCCGTATCTTCCATAGCGCCTCCTTGGCTTACCTATTCCTTTGTATTTTACGGTCCGTTTTACGCCCAGGTCCCCGCCTCTTGCACGAAGTTCTGCTTGTATTATTTCACCATTAAACTGTACTAAATATTCTCTAGCCGCACCTATATCTGTCCACTCTCTGTTAGGCATACGAAGTAGTCTATATAGAGCACCATAAATAATTGCATCTCTGTATTGATTAGAAACTGTGCTGTCAATGTTATTGCTGGTTCTAGTTGGTTTTAAAGCCACACTAGCAATAACTTCTTTAGACCCGCTTGGCACGGGCACTATCCAAAACAAACTAGAAGATTTTTGTAAGTAAACATGCGGGCTGCCTGTTCTATTTCTCCAGTCTGGATAGTTTAACTCTAGGCTACGGGGACTAATAGGGTCCATATCATTGCCATCGTGAGTCATATATAAAACTTGATGTACTTCTGTAGCTACTGGAATATCAAAATCATATTCATAAACACCCGCAGTGGTGTTGAATGGGTCCATATCTAGTATGTAAGCCTTTGATCTCTCGCAAAATTCTATAGTCGCGGATCTAATGTTCTGTTCAACTAAAGAATCAGGGCACAAAGGCACGTAAGGTAAGATTTCTTTTACTAAAGAAGTATAAGTTGCCATTCTATGCTCCTCGCATCATGGGTGACACAGCTCCTATGTTAGAAACTGAGTCGTTGTTAGGGTCTAATAATAGTTGAGCTTGGGCGCCTTGGCCTATGCTTGCTTGAAAAAGCTGGTAATGTGTACCTGCTCGTTGTGCATTTCCTGCGTACTCTGCATCTTTCAGGTAGGCCCTATACAACACGAAGTCTATAATCGCGTTAGCATAAGTATCATCTATATCAATAGTGCTACTACCTGTAGTTAAATCTGTAGGAGACTTCGAATAAACAATCTCTAAAAAAGTACTTGTGCTAGACGCTCCTGGATAAACGTAGAAATTTCGTGGGTCGTCTTCGTCAAATATATAGTTTTTAACAGTGGTCCCATGTGCAGAAGACCCCGTTACAGTGGGATCATGCCAATCAGGGTCTTGCGTGTTTAAAATATCAGCGTTAACTAACCTAACTGCCCTTTTGCCAGTTGCATCAGCGGCTGCACTAGACATATTTCTAGTTATTTTAATTAATCGCAACCCCTCGGTAGGTAGGGTTTGTTTAGTCCCTACCACTAAAGCTACGTTTGCTGTTTTAGCAGAGGCTTCGGGTCTGAAGTTAACGATTTCTCGTTGAGCGTCATTAATGTAGCGACGCAATTCAGCATCTGACCAACGAACACTAGTGGTATCTTGTAGGGTGTCTCTTATTCTAGCTAATAAGTTAGTCTCTGTTAGCGTGCCCACGGTTTACCTTGATATTAGTGTAGGCAGTCTTCTATTTCTGCAATAAGGTCTGCTTTTTTCTTACGTCTATCTAACTCAATGCCAATAGTACGGCCGTATTCCTCAAGCTCGATTTTACTCATGCCTTTAAGATTTGGCTTAGGCTCTTCTACTACGGCCGTTTCTTCTATTGAAACTTCTTCTTCAACAACGGGTTCTGGAACTTCTTCTACTTTTACATCAGGAATTCCGCCTTTAACTTCTGTACATCCCGCTTGTAAGCATAGTAAACCTAAGTCATCACCGACTTGTCTAGGTTCGTTTGCTTTTAAATGTATTACTGCGCCCCAGGTAGAGGCTATTGACTTATCTTCGTTTGATACTATCCACATAATTTTCTCCTAAATATGGGTGACTACTAATTAGCCACCCATAAAGAATAACACAATTAGTATGCTACATCTAATCTAATAACACCGAAGTCTTCAGACTGTCCTGTGACATCTGAATGATACTTAGGTTTCTGTAGACCAAATATCTTACCAATTGATATACCGTTTTGGTTGCCATAGTCGAAGGTGTCTTCTACTATTTCAGGAATACCAATGTCGGCCATAGCTAATGCTTGAGCACCGCAGAATAAACATGCAGAACCGTTAACATCAGCGTCAGCACCCCATTTGTACCCAGCAGCACCAGCATTTGATGATGTGCCAGTTGTAGCGCCCGTAGTGTTAAACACGTGCCTAAACTCGTGAATCATAACACCGTCAACCATTAGACTTGAAGAGCCCGAGAACAAGCTTGACTGAGGTCCTCTGATTCCAGCATTTCTGACGTTAGCTAAGAAATCTGAATCAAGTTTAAGGTCAGCCATTACTTGTGGAGTTACGAAGAGATGGAACATCTCGTCATTACCCGCACCCCTTAGCCCTCTGATGTACTGATCTTTAGCATAAGCTTTTAGATCAACAATAGCGCCATAGCTTAGTTTGTCAGCTGCAACAGTTGCAGTAACATCACCGGCTACGATACCGTTTGTAGCATCAAATCTTCTATGTCTATTAGAAGTTGGAGCAGTTACATTACTTGAAAACTCTAAGTCATTTAGATTTTGACCTGAAAGTAATGATGGTCTTAGAGCACCATTGTTCTTGAGGTTATATCCAATACCACTTAAAGTAAGGAACGCTAATTGGTCCATTCTGTCAGCCATTGCATAAGCAAGTGCATCTCTAGAATGTTCCCTGAAGTTTACAACTGATTTTTGATCAGCAAGACGACCCGAAAGTCTGTTTGCAAATCTTAATTGATCAATTGTTACGACGATGTCGAAAGCTCTTAGTGCCTCTTCATTACCTTCTAAGGTGTTGTCTCCAACAATACCGTCACCAGTCATATCGGCTAAAAGTGTTAATACAGCTCTAGCTCCTTTTTCTGATTGAGTAAGTTCAGATATTCTCTGAACCATAGCATTGGATCCGCTACCCGCGAATTGGTTAATAAAGGACATATTTCTTGCAACACGCCAGAAGTCACGAGACCAGATCGTTAATTGTTCACTGGTCAACGAAGCAAAGTTTGTATTTGCCATGATAATGTCTCCATTAATTAAAATTAACCAGTCGACTTATTGGAGCGACTATTTGTCCGTATACCCTTTGTCGTTGGGGTTACGTTATCGTTTTGATACGGGTTGCGAACCCGGCCAATTTTACGCCTTGTGCCGGCGAATAACGATTTTTTATAGGATCGATCCTAGTAAGATATCGCTCTTACGTGCGAACTTATTTGTTTTATACCACACTTTATCCGAAATCACCACGCATTCTTCTTAAAGTTTCCTCGGGCAATGCGGCAAATTCTTCGGTAGATAAGGTATTAATATCAACTTTTTTATCAGATTTATTTTTACCTTTCATAGCTGGCGGTTGTTTTTCCGCTGCTTCTATCTTTTTATTGGTATTCGCAATTTTTTTCTTTTGGACTATCTCTTTCTGTACAGAATCAACCTTTTGGGTCTCTTGTACAGTTGGTTTACCCATAAGCAAGTCCACAGCTTTTTGTAAAGCGTCTGCACCTAAGTAACCTTGTGTCATATAAGCATCCCTTAGTTCTAACACCTCGTTAGTTTTGTCTTGATTAAAACTTGGATCTGCTTGATTTAACATAGGGTACAGAGTTTCTAGCTGTACAGCCTTGGTCTGTAGGTCTACCATCTCTTGGTTTTGAGTAACAGTCTGACCCATCTTGGCTTGTACCTCAAACATCATTTGTTGTTTTTCAGCATCTCTTATTTCTTTCCTAAGTTGGGTAGCTTTTTCTGTTTCACCTTCCATAACTAAAGTTTGGTACTCTACTTCTTTAGCATCAAAATCAAACTCCGGTGCTTCTGTGACATCTTCGACTTTAGGGGCCAATGCTTCATCTAGTTTCTTTTGAAGCGCTTTTTGTTTAGCTAAAACTTCATCAAACCTAGACTTAGGAATCATCGGTTCTTTTTGAGCAAGTCCTCCCTCATCTGTTGTCTCAGGTTGTTGTGTATCTCCCTCATCTTCTGCCAATACTGTTTCTTCTCCTGTGTCTTCTGCGACTTCAGTTTCAGGTTCAGATTCTTCCTCCTCTGTTTCCTCTTCAGGCTCTTCAGATGATTCTTCTTCAACCTCGACTTCATTGGTCTCCTCCTCTTGAGTTTCTTCGGCTTCTTCTTCGTCTTCCTCATCTTGAACGGGGTCGTCGAAATTTAAATCCACCTCGAATGGTTTTACTTCTTCTTCGGTCTTTGGATCTGATCCGGGCATCGTGCTTAGCACGACATCATCGTTAGTTTCAGTTTCTGGATTCTTAGCCATTATTGAGTACCTCCTGTGGTGTCTAAGTTTTTAAGAGCTTCGACGGCCATCTTGGACGCCGCTGCTGTGTCACTCTGTTCCTTACGCATATCGTTTGTCAATGATGACAATCTCTCACGTAAATCGAGTTCTTCTCGTTTAGTTTGCAGTTTACTCTGTAACTCTGCAATCTTCAACTGTGGTTCGTTTTCTATTTGATCTACTTTAGCAACATTCACAGCTGCTTGTGTTTGCAAGTTAGCAACCTCTGCCTCTAGCTTAGCAATCTCAAGCTGCGTGCTTCTGATTTGTGATTCCATTTGGAACTGTTGTAGTTGTATTTGTTCAGGTGTTGGAGGAGCAGTACCCTGCATTTTTCTTATCCTATCAGCAACATCCGCTTTACGTGACAAGTGTGAGTACTCTAC